TGAGCCCCTGCGGCTGCATCCCGGTGAACTTCACCGCCGGGATGCGGGCGACGCTCATCATGTGCTCCTGCGCCTGGGCCTGGAGCTCGTGCAAGCCCGAGAGCGGCGCGCTGACGTTCTTGAACTCCTCGGTCTCCTTGTTGAGGACGAACGTCCCCTGGTTGTCGCGCAGCGCGTTGAACAGGTTGACGCGCGCCAGCAGCGAGGTCGCGATGCCCGGCTGCAGGATGCTCTCCAGGTCGGTCATCAGCACCATGACCGAGAACGCGTGGATCAGTTGCCCGACGCTCGCCCGCGTCGTCAGCCAGATGTCGACGTAGGGCTTGGCGAGCTGCGTCAGCGAGAGCCCGCCGAACGAGTACGCCGGCTTGAGGATGTCCGGCACCTCGCGGCTCACGAACCGCGGGATGCGGCTCGCGTGGATCTCGCGCCCGAGCACGTACCAGACCTGCGGGTTGTACCAGTCGGGCGCCAGCGGGTTGCTCGCGTTGTAGGTCGTCGGGTAGGTCCAGACCGGCTCGATCACGCTCAGCCGCTTCAGCGATCCCGTCGTGACCTTCGCCTTGGTCAGCTCGTCGCGACCGTTGCCGATCGGCGTCTTGAGCTCGTCATCGCCGAGATCGGTGCCGAAGTCGTAGTAGAGGTGGCTCCGCCCGAACAGCCCGTCGTGCAGCGCGATCTTGGCGTAGTGGTCGCGGACCTGGAGCTGGTTGAGGTAGCCCTCCAGATCCTTGATCTTGTCGTTCTTGTCGTCGGCCTCGGCCTGCTCGTCCTGCGCCTGCTCCGGGGTCGCGCCCTTCTCCTCGGCCTCCTCCTCGGCCTTCGAGCCCTTCAGCTTGATCCACTTCCGGGTCGCCTCCGTCGCGATGGTCTCCGCGAAGGTCCGGTACTCCGGGCGCTGCGCCAGCTCCGAGAGGTACGGGTAGCCGAGGAACATCAGCCCCTCTTGCGCCGCGCCGAGCACCGCGCCGGAGGCCGCCCAGGCGTTCGACGCCCAGTTGGTCGCGTCGTCCATCGCGAGCCGCATCCCCTTGGCCTTCGGGACGGCGGGCGGCGGGAACAGGTCCGGGCGGATGGCGAACGGGTTGAGGTGCGCCTGCTTCTCGCGGGCCGACGAGGCCGCCGCGCGGGACGCCTCGATCATCTCGTGCATGGCGGCGACCGAGCGGCGCTCCGCCTCGCGCATCTCCGGAGTCGGCTTGGGCTTGAGCGGCGGCGTCGCCGGCGCCTTCGGTTTCTTGCGGCCGGCTCCCGGACGCGCCCCGCCCCATCCCATCGGCTCAGCCTCCGAAGAACACGTTCAGCGCGACCAGCGCGACGAACAGCAGCGCCGCGCGGACGATCTCCCGCCTCATAGATCCTCCTCCAGGCATTTCAGCCGCGGCAGCGTGATGCCCTGGCGCTCGACGGTCGTGCGGCCGCCCTGAGTGTGCGCCGCCACGACCGGCGGCGGCGAGGGACGCTCTCGCCGGCGGGCCGCGGCGCTGAGCACGTCCCGGGTCTTCTGCGACACCCGGCCCGGGTGGCCGCGCCTGCGCGCGAGCTGCCCCGGGTAGGAGTTCGAGCAGCCGAACTGCTCGCAGATCGCGGCGGTCTTCATGCCGCGGACGTAGGCGCGGACGATCTCGTCCTGCTGCTGGAGCGTGAACTGGCTCGTCCTGCCGCTCTTGGCGCTGCCCACGGCCCGCTCCGGTTTCAACTTGAAAGGAAAGGAATCAACTTGATTGCGGCGACCGTCGCACGGCGCGAGAGCGCCGGTCAAGCGAGCGGCGAACGAGCTTGCCCATCACCGCATCCTCCTGCGCCCGCCCGACACCGCCGCCAGGATCTCCGGCGTGATCCGCAGCGGGCCGCGCTCCATCCGCGCCTTCCGGATCACGACGCCGTCGGCGAGGTTCGGGCTCTTCATGCCGTCGGGCTGCTTGTCGATCACCATCTTGCCCTGGCCGTTGAACGCCATCGTCGCCTGGCTCAGCTCGCTGACCAGCTTCGAGCGCAGCGGCATCGCCGGGTCGATCGAGATGATCTCGTCGGGGCTCGACGCCTTGCCGGTCGTCACCCATCGGTGCGTGTTGCGGAACAGCCGGCGCAGCTCCCACCACGCCTGCGCCTTGCGGTTGGCGAAGAAGTCCTTGTTGGTCCGCCCCTTCTCGCCCTCGCGCCCGAGCGTGCCCTCGACCGCGGCGTCCGGATCGAACGGGGCCTCGGAGCCGCGGAAGCCGACCACGGGCAGCTCGCGCGCCCGCGCGCTGCGGCGCTGCTCGTTCAGCACCCGCGCGTCGCCGCGGACGCCCGCCCCGAGGCCGTCGGCGTCGTAGCGCAGCCCCGGGTAGCCGTGCTCGTCGCAGATCGCGAACGCCTTGGCGACCGTGCCGAAGATGTCGCCGCCCTTGCCCGACCACTGCTCGGCGAAGTCGATCTCGATGCCTGTGCAGCCGACCGCCGCGTTCTGGTCGACGCCCTCGTCGGCGACGTCGAGCGCCAGCAGCTTGCGCCCGCCCTTCGGCAGGCCGAGCCGCTCGCGGGCGCCGATCGCCGCGCGCACCCACTCGCCGGGGATCACGATGCCGGAGACCGAGGCCGAGTAGTCGCGGTCGACCTCCTGGGCGATCGTGACCGGGTCGAGCCCGCGGCCGCCCTCGTCCTCGCCCTTCGAGAGCGCGTCGTACCACGCCTGATCCTTCCGCGGGTCGTCGCGCCAGTCGAACACGAAGACGTCGACCTTGCCCTCGTGGCGCTTCCTCGCGAACGGGTTGTTCATCCCGTTCACCGAGCTCATGTCGATCCGGCAGTTGGTCGTCTGCGACAGCGACATCTCGACGAGGTCGGGCCGCTCGAGGTGGGCGCTCTCGTCGACGAAGTAGATCGAGGCGCGGTCGCCGCGGCCGATCTGGTCGCCGGCCTCGCCCATGATCAGCGAGCCGGTCGAGGGGAAGTTGATCCGCATGAACGGCGCGTCCCGCCACGACTGCCAGCCGCCGCGAAACTCGACGGGGAGGTGCTCCATGAACATCCGCGCCTTCGGCAGGATCGGCTTCAAGGTGCCCAGGCGGTCGACGTACTCCTCCTTGCGCGAGCCGAAGCCGATCGCGAGCCCCTCGTTGAAGATGCAGAGCGAGCAGGCCGTGCACGCCGCGAGCCACGTCGCGCCGACGTCGCGCGACTTCTCGACCAGGCCGGGCGTCTGGCCGTGCCAGTGCCGGATCAGCCACTCGACCCACTCGCGCTGCTTCGGGAACAGCACGAACGGCACGACGGCGGGGAGGTCGCGCTCCGGGTTTCTCGGGTCGAACGTCACGCCCCAGTCGGCGATGAAGTCCGCGATGTTGTCGCGGTACTTCTCCTTGAGCACCGGGACGCTGACCTCGGGGTTCTCGCGGATGCGGTGCAGGTTGGCCATCCGCTCGGCGAAGATCGCGGCGTAGTCTGGGTGCTTCCAGTCCATCAGCCGGCCTCGTAGCGCCCCTTCGTCGCCGCGCAATGGCGGCAGCGATAGACCGGGCCGCCCAGCTTGATCGGCTCGCGGCCGCGCGTCCAGCTATGCCAGCCGATCACGCAGAGCAGGGGCACCGGCTTGACCGTCGTCATGGGGTTGCCCGACCTGATCAGCGTCGCGACCTCGCCGAAGAGTTTGAACGGGTCGTCCTCGCGGGCCTCGGCGATCTTGGCGCACCGCTCGCGCTCCGCGGCGACGGCGGCTTTGACCCCGAACTTATCGTCTGCCATGCAGCCTCGCCCGGTTTTCGTAGCACGGGAATTGCGCGCAATACTTCGGCGGCGCGCTCGCCCAGCCGTGGTGCTGCTTCGGCGTCCACCAGATCGCCGGGACGGCGAGAAGCAGCACCGCTACGAACGAGCGCATTTTATTGGCCTACTTTGCGTTTGCAGTGGAGTTCTTTTCGGCAATCGCCGCAGCAGCTAATTCGATATTCCGCGCCGTCATACTGATCTGGCCCCCGAGGGTGCCATTCCCGGTCATGCTCAGCGCCTCCGCGATCCGTTTTAGGAACGCGGTTTGATTGCTGATTATGTCGAGGTCTGCGGCGATCTGCATGGGGGGGCTACTCCTTCAACTGATCTTTGATCCACAACACGATCTTGACTAGCTCGGCGTCCGACACTTTCCCGAACAGCAAAACGAAGCCGAGATTATCGAGAAGCTTTGAAGCTTTTTGAACGCGGGTCATCTGATCGGCCTCAGTTGCGAACCGGCTGCATGACGTAGCGGAAGCCTGTCGTTTCAGGGTGCGGCTCAAGATATTCGCACTGATTCAAAGCTTGGTCGTGCGTGAGATTGTCGGCAACGACGCGCATGGTCGCCGTCTCAACGATCTGCCAATGGTGCGGGAGATTTGGGTCCATCGTAGCGGCTTACTTTGCGTTTCGGATTTTGTCTGCGATGACGATACCCGCATGGCGATAATAGCCGTGCCAGCGTTCGTCACGATATTCGTCCTCCGCAATCTTAGCGCACCGCTCCCGCTCGGCGGCGACGGCTTGAGCCACAGCTAGGGCTTCTAATTCAGCAGCGGTTCTCATGTGGGCGGCCTACTTTGACTCGATGAGGGGCGAGTTTGCGACACGTTCTCGCAATTCGTCCAATTGCCTCCAAAGCAAAAGCAGATATGAGCGCGAAATTGTAACGAGTTCGTCGTCTTTGTTCTTCGCCATTGGCGCGTCTATCTCGGTAGAGATGGGCATTTCAGCGACCTCACTTGATAAGAATTGCAACCGCTATGGCGAATAAGCCAGCTACGACAAACCATTCTGCTGCGGCGCTTTGCATCGCGGCCTCCCCTAGTTCAGCTCCTCGCCGTCGTCTTCACCAACCGCACGTAGGCCGCCGCGACGACGCGCGGGTCCTTCATGTTGAGCACCTTGCCCTCGACCACCTTCGGCTCCGGCACCGGCGAGCCGGGCATCGACACCACGACCGCGCGGAGCTGCGGGCTCTGGTACTTCGCCAGCTCCTTCGCCACCCACGCCGTGCGGTCGAACCACTCGCCGAAGAGCGACCAGTCGCCGCCTTGGCCCGCCTCGTTCGGCTTGTGCAGCGATGCCGCGCCCTCGGCGATCCTCATCAGCCGGTCGAGCACGTCTTTCGCCAGCTCGCGCCCGCTGATCCGCGCCGAGTCGATCTCGCGCGCCGTGGCAAGCTCAAGCTCCACCGTGCGCTTGTTCTTGCCGCCGCGTTTGCGGCCTGCACCCTCTCGCCTACCGCCGACCGGCATCGCCATCGTTTCCCTGATTGTTTTTCGCGCGACCGGACGATTCCGGCTCCCACCGTCCCACGTCCTTGATCGTGAGGTTCATCCGCTCGTCGGGATGCTCGCTCGGTTCTGGCTCGCGGATGCCTTCGACGGGCGCTCCAATCTTTCGGGTCTTGCCGCTCACGACTTCGTCGACGAACTTGCGGCGGGCGATGTCGAGTTCTCCGGTCATTTCGCCTTGCTCCTGTGCTTGGCCACCGCTTCCGCCATCTCGGTCGCCCGCGTCTCGAAGCTCGAGCGCACCAGCGCGATCGCTTGCTCCGGCTCGACGTCGAACTTCTCGATCAGCAGGTCGATCATGGCGACGCCGCACACGCCGGTGAGGCTGGCGGCCAACATCTCGGCGTTCTCGAACTGCTGGGACCGGAATATGGACACGACGGCCCGCGTGAGAAGGTCGAGCACGACGTTGGCTACGTCTTGTTCGGTGACTTCGCTCATCAGTCAGTCCTCCTCCAAACGCCGCCACGCCAAGAGCCAGCGGAGCCTCTGCCGAAACGTGTGCGGCCAGGGCGCCGCCGGCACGAACCGAAAGAAGCTGCCGTCGTCGTTCTCCACTGTCAGGTCGCGCAGGCCGTCGATCTTGAGCGTCCGCGGATTGTCGCGCGGATCCAAGGGCATCAGCTTCGGCTCTTCCACTCGCACGACGAAGCTGCGGCCGCGCCGGTCGGAGAGGATCAGTTCGATCTTCACGGGATGTCCTCCGGCACCATGATTCCGTCGCGGCACTTGTCGGCGCGGCCGGCGCGGTAGTCCGCGAAGTCGGCCAGCGCGTCGGCGAGGCGGCGAGCGGCGGTCCCGCGGTCCTCCGCGTCGCGGACGAACCAATGGCGGTCGCCCGGCGACGCGTAGAAGCGCGAGTAGAACGTGCGGAAGTCGAGCGGCGGGAGCGAGCAGTGTAGGCCGCCGAGCAGCGCGATCACGACCGGGCTCATGAGGTCTCCTGTAGCATCTTCGCCACGCCTGCGACGATCTCCGCGGCGGTGCAGTCGACGAGCCGAAGCCCTTCCGCTTCGAGCTGGGACGTCGTCCAGAGGTTCTTGCATTGCCACGCCTCGGTCGAGAGGGGACGGCCGTCGCTGAAACCGGGGACGCGTTCGACCACCCGCTTGCGGACCAGCGTGGCGCGGTACGGGAACAGGCCGCCCGCCGGCGCGTGGTTCGCGATCAGCAGCGGCACGCCGAAGGTCCCGGCGACGACGCTCGGCCCGGAGTTGGTGCCGAGGAAGAACCGGCTCTGCGAGATCACGAAGCAGTCCGGCCAGTCGCCCGCCCCGCCGTAGTCGACGACGCCCGGGATCGGCCGCGCCAGCGGGCGCTCTCCGATTCGCAGGACGCTGCCGCCGGCCTGGCGGATGAACTCGACCGCCGGCGCGTAGGTCTGCTCGTCGGCGACGTTGCGGACCGAGTCCTCGTCGTGGGGGCCGCCCTGGCGGAGGTGCATGCCGACGAACCAGTCGCGGACGCCGTCGCGGGCGATCCGCTCGCGGCCGCGCTCGATCAGGTCTTTCGGCATCGTGATGATCGGGTGATAGCGCGGAATGCACAGCTCTCGCCACGTTGCCTCGATCCTGGCCGCCGCGTGGTGCAGCTCCAGAAACGCGCCGCTGACCTCGATCACCATCGGGTAGTCTTCGCGCAGGATCGCGTCGGGTGGCGCCGCGTCGGTGATCTCGAACCAGGGCGCCCAGAGCGAGAGGTAGAACGGGTTCGCGATGATCCCCGGGCGCGTGACGATGACGTGGCGCTCCTCGCTGAAGCCCAACGCCCGGCGCTTCGCCCACATGTCGAGCAGCGCGAGGTGGCCGAAGCCGTTCGTCCAGCTCTCGCCGCGGAGGTAGCGGATCCCGCTCGGCGCGACCCGTCGCTGGAACTTCGCCATCTCGGTCCATGCCTTGACCGCGCCCGCGGCGTCGCCCGCGGCGTTGAGCGCGACGCCCTCGTCGCGCAGGCGCTCGATCTCTCGGCAGGCTTCGACGGTCATCAATGTTTCCTGTTCTTGAGGCTCTCGGCCATCGCCTGGATAAAGTCGGCCCACTCTTGCGCCTGCTCTCTTGTCCCGCGAGGCGACTCGCGTTCGAGCACGCCGTCGATGAAGACCGCGGCGTAGAAGCCGCCGGCGTCCTGGCAAACCGCGATGTCGATGTGGAAGGTTTCGCTCATGGCGCGAACACACCGCCGCCCGCCGGGTACTCAACGCACGGCGGGCGGCGAACTGAAAACAAGCCTAGGCTGCTCGAGGTGGCGGCTATGTGCTGTGCAATTTTGACCATGTTAAGGCATCCCGGCCTCGTCGGCGGCGACGAGGAATTTGTGAATTGCATCCATCCCCGGATCCTATCCGAGCCGCGCGCGGCGGTGAAGGGAAAAAATTCTACTTTCCCCCCCTGTACGAGCCGGCGGCGCTGGGCTTATCGTTCGGCCTGGGGATAACTTTGGAGAACGGGCAATGAACCGCCGCAAAGCCTACATCGACGATCTGGCGGCGCGGAAGCCGTCGAACCTTTGTCCGTGCTGCGGAGGGTTGCTGCCGTCGGCGGACTTGACCGCCGACCTCCGCACGAACTGCCTGATCGCTGGCGGCCTCGCGCTCAAGGCGACGCCGCGGGCGGTCGAGCTGGTCAGCTTCCTCGTTGATCGGTATCCGAGGTGGACGCCGTTCGACGATCTGTTCAGCGGCGTCCTGGGCGAGCAGGCGACCTCGCGCAACCAGATTCAACATGCGTTGAAGACGTCGCGCCTCTCGCTCGGCAAACTCGGGTGGGCGATCGAGAACGAGCCGTCGCGGGGCTACAGAATCAAAAGGGCGGAGCTTTCGGCCCCGCCCTTGTCTCCTTCGATCTCCGCTCAGTATTCAGAGGGGAGCATGATGACGGTCGACCCCGCCGGTCCGCCCTCCGCGACGTAGAACTTCCACTCCCCCTCGGGGCAGTCGGTGAAGTCGATCCGCCGCCTCCAGAGCAGGGGCTCGCCGCCGTCGCGCACCGCCGACAACTCTGCGCTCGAGCCCTCGACCTTGCAGGTCACGAACAGCATCCCGTCCGCCTGCTTGAGCGGGGCGGCGAGCTCGGTCGCGAAGATGTCGAGCAGCCAATAGGCCTTCGCCTGCTCGGCGAAGAACGCGACGCCGTCGGTGTAGGTGAAGCGCCGGTTCAGAGGATGCCGATGCCATAGTTCGGTCCCGGTGAATTGGCTCAGGTCAGACGGTTGCATCGAGGTCCTCCATTCTGAACACAACGATTCCAACGTCGCTTTTGGTCTCCAGATAGGCATCGACAACCCGTTCCGGGACGATGTCGATGCCTTGAGTGTCCCACCACTCTCGCGGCGCGACCTCAACGAAACGTCCGTCTGTAGTTTCGCGTTTTTCAACCATCTTGAATCTCCCATTTTTGCTACCCCGGAACTGTGCGGTGCGCCCTCTATAGAGTCCACGGAATCGGGCATGGCCGAGGGTCATGGGTCGAGCACTGCCCATGCCCGAAATAGTGTTCCCGCGTGGACAACTTTCCACGCGCACGACAGGAATAGGCGCATCGAAACCCTAAAGGAGCGACTTATGGACCTGAAACAATTCCGCGCGATCGCGCCCCTGCTCGACAAGGAGATCGAGGAGGTCTGCAAAAAGTTCGGTCTGAAGACCGGCAAGCGCAGCGCGACGGTCGACCCGATCAACGGGACGATCTCTTATCGCCTCACCTTGATCGACGAGAACCTGAAGGACGCGAGCGGAAACAAGACGACGCCCGAGGCGCTGTTCTACTCGAACAACGCGGAGTACCTCGGGATGAAGGCTGAGTGGCTGAACAAGCCGGTCACGTTCGGAGGGCGCGTCCTGACGATCGTCGGGCTGAAGAACAGCCGCTCGCAGAAGCCGGTCCTCTTCAAGATCGAGGGGCGGAACGGGACCTTCATCGCCTCGACCGGCGACGCTCGCACTTGGTTCGGTTTGAAGCGCGACTTGTCGGCGGAAGACTTCCGCCTCGTCGAGGTCGCCCCTCCCGTCAAGGGTGCTGCGTGAGCTGGGTCAGAACGAACGCCGGCGCGAAACCCCCGGAAAATTTCCGGGGGCCGCCTCCCGCCTACACCATCTCGAACGGGCGAATCCTGATGGGTCAACTCCTGATCGCCTACGTCAAGCCGCGCCGTGATCGGCTCGACGTTTACTCAGCGCGCGGGCCTTACCTCGGCCCCGCCTTATCGCCCGCGGAGGCTCTTCTCCTCGCGGCGCATGACAGGGAAAGACCGCGCAGATGACGGGACGAACTGCATCCGAAACCGCCGACCACATGATCGAGCGATACGGACGCGACGCCGAGATTCACTGCGTCTTCGCGCGGATGAACAACGAACGAACGCCGGCTGGCGCGTTTTGGAAGGAAGTCCAGCGACTCATCATCGAAAAACGGAAGGCTCGCAGATGAAGTTCGTCGAGAACGACTCAGACATCGAGAAAGTGCGCCAGCAGATGCTCGACAACATCGAGCGAACCGGGCGCGCGCTGGTCGGCGTGTTCCCCGGCGATCCGTCGTCGGACCCGGTGAACGACGCCTTCGTCTACACCATCGGGAACGGCGACCGGAACTTGCCGGAGCTGCTCATCGTCGGACTCTACGACGACGAGTACATCCTCAACGCGCTGTCGAAGATGATGCTCGAGCGCGGCAAGCCGTTCGAGGACGGCGAGCTGGTCGAGATGGGCGGCAAGTGCCCGGCCTGCGTCGTCGACGCCGCCGAGAGCGTGAAGAAACGCTACACGATCCAGGCGACGAGCTACCACCGCGCGAAGCGCCAGAAGTACCGCGTGATGCAGGTCGTCCTGCCCGACCGCGAGGGGTTGTTCCCTTGGCAGAGGGGCTGCGCGAAGCCGTACTCGAAGGTCAAGGTTCACCGCGCGAAGGCGCTCAACTAAGGAGGAGGAAATGGCACGAAAGACGGAAGGCCGATGGGTCGTCGTTAAGGACTACGTCACGGACGTCGGCGACAACTGCACCGACACTTGGTGCGTCGTTTACGGCACGAAAGCCGACGCCGAGCAGGCGAAGACCAGACTTGAGGCCGGGCAGGATCGGTCGTGGTTTGACCCAGCCAATAACGCCTTTCTGTACGTCGATTACATGGAGGGCTTTTCGGCATGAAGACGCTGTCTGAGCTGTTCGAGCAGGCGAAGAAGACCGCGAGGCGGTCGTTCGACGCGAGGGGCGAACACATCCCGGTGTTCCTGATCCAGTGCCCCGACGGGGTGATCCCGGTCGGCGCGCCGTGGGGCGGGCAGGCCCAGAAGGAGATCGCGATCCTCGCGGTGAGGAACATCTGCCGGGCGCGAAGCGCCAGCCGCGTCGTCGTCATCACCGAGGGCTGGATGGTCGTCCGCCCGGTCGGGACGAACACCGACAAGCTGGTCCCGTCGAAGGAGGCAGACCGCAAGGAGGTCCTCTGGATCACGGCGCAGAGCGCCCTGCCGAGCGAGGCCGAGATCGCCGGATTCTACGACATCGTCCGCGACGCGAGGGGCAAGGCGAAGGTCGGCCGGTGGCATCAAAAGGAGCTGAGCCTGGGCGTGTCGATCTTCGACGGGCTCGTCGGGGGGAGGGTGCTGCAATGAAGCTCGGGCCGAAGGCTCAGCGCCTCCGCGAGCTGCGGGAGCGCAACTACGAACTGACCGCGGGCAAGCCCGCGAAGCCCGTCATCACCGCGCCGGTCAAGGCTTCGGCGCCCAAACAGGAGAGCACGATGAAGAAGCGGAAGAAGACGGTCGCCAAGGCGAAGGCCAACAAGCCGAAGGCGAAAGCGGCCCCGAAGGCGAAGGCCGCGCCGGCGAAGAAGGGCGGCCCGGTCCCCGCGCTGGACGTCGCGACGTTCATGTCCGGCCCCGAGGGCGCGTCGATGGCGGAGCTCGTCGAGAAGTTCGGGATCGAGGCGCACCCGATGCGGGCGAAGGTCCACTACGTCCGCCACAGCATGCCGGGCTGGTCGGTCGAAACCCGCGACGGGCGCTACTACTCGCGCTTCGTCGCGCCGCAGGAGGCGTGAACCGTGGGCGCGCACACCTGCAGCCACGTCGTCTGCGCCAAGACCTGGACGGAGGCCGTGAAGAAGGCGGAGGACTACCAGGCGGCCGAGCGGCACGAGAACGGCCACGGCCCCTACACCGGGCACCTCGGGACCGCGGGCATCGGCGTGGTCAAGTGCGACCGGAAGTTCGCCAGCGACATCGAGGCCGCCGAGTGGATCTTCGAGAACCACCACGACAAATGGTCGCTCCCGATGCTCGCGCGGTGCGGCGAGGATCGCTGGATCCTCGCCGGCTGGTGCGCCTCGTGAGGAGACCGCTGATCGTCGGCCAAGCGCCGGGTCCCAACACGGATCCGGCGCGGCCGCTTTCGGGGCGGTGCGGAAGGCGGCTGGCCGAGCTTTGCGGCCTCGGGCCCGACGACTTCGCGCTCCTGTTCGAGCGCGTGAACGTGATCTCCGACTTCCCCGGGAAGGCGGGGAAGGGCGACCTCTTCCCGCTCCGCGAGGCGCAGGAGATCGCCGGCGGCATGATGATGAACGGCGACCTCTCCGACCGCCCGGTGGTGCTGCTCGGCGACCACGTCGCGCGGGCGTTCTTCCTGCCGCGCGCGCTGAAGCCGTTCGTCTGGATTCCCGGGTTGGCCTTCAGGATCGCGATCTGCCCGCACCCTTCCGGCGTGAACCGCTGGTGGAACGAGGAGGCGAACGTCCGGCGGGCGCGGCGCTTCTGGCGGCGGCTCGCGCGGGAAGCAACACCCGGTCCCTGACCGCCTCCGCGATGTGCCGCATCATGACCGGCGGCACCGAGTTGCCCAGGCGCTCCCACCTCTGCCCGTAGGTGCCGACCAGGACGAAGTCGTCCGGGAAGGCGCAGATCCGCTTCAGCTCCTCGATCGTGAACTTGCGCTTCTCGGTCGGGTGCGTGACGGCGGCGGTCCCGCCGGGCGATCCCTGGTTGACGCTGCCGACGCCCATCGCCGTGATGGTCGGGCAAGGCTTCCCCGCGTCGGGCCGCACCAGCGAGAAGAACTTGTCGGACTGCTGGCCCGGGTTGAGCTTGTCCCACTCCTCCCCGACGGCGTAGCCCTCCAGCGTCGCCGCGACGTTGTCCGGGACGGTGTCGCCGTTGGCGATCTTGCGGACCTCGACCTCCAGATGGTTCGACGACTTCGCCCGCCCGTGGGTGCCGACGGTGAGCGCGGGCCCGTCCGTCACGTCGACCTGCTTGTCGTAGCGCGAGTTCTGGACGACGCGCTCCTCGACGTGGACTTGGTGCTTCGCCGCCGCTCCGTAGCCATGCGAGGAGATCGCCGCGCTTGGCTCGTCGACGGACCTTCGGCGCTCGCCGTAGTCCTTGCCGCCGTTCTGCCCCCGGTAGACGATCTCCGCATCGAAGTTCGACCGCCGCGCCATCACAGTCGGCGCCGGTTCGTCCTCGGGGTACTCCTGGCCCTTGCCGCGGTGCGCGGCGTTCTTGTTCTTCACGATCTTGAAGTGGTTGCGCGGGCCGCCGCCGCTGCCGTCGCCGGGGCCCGCGGTGACCGTCGGGGCCGGGAGGTCGGTGATGTCCCGCGGCGGCTGCCCGTTGGCGTACTGCACCATGAACTGCGAGCTGTTCTTCCGCCCGCCGTCGGCCAGCACCGACATGCTCGGCTCGTCCGCGCTCAACGGCTCGCCGCTCTCGCGCCTGCGCCTGCTGCCGCGCCCGACCACGATCTCGGCCTCGACCTTCATGTGGTGCGACGTCGAGGAGATGATCGTCGGCGCCGGGCTGTTGGTCACGTCGCCGCCGCCGGCGGGCTTGAAGCTGCCGCCCATGTCGAGCGTCGCCCGCCCGATCCACGGCAGCGCGTCGCGGACGCTGTAGCGGTACGGCAGCGGCGCCGGGAACGCGGGCTCGAGCCCGAGGTCCTCGCGCGCGCCGACGAAGATGATCCGCTGGCGCTGCTGCGGGACGCCGAGCCACTGCGCGTCGAGCAGCCGCGCCTCGACCCGGTAGCCGACCTTCAGCCGCCGCAGGATCTCCAGGAAGTAGCCCTTGGCCGCGCCCTTCACGAGGCCCGACACGTTCTCGGCCACGAACGCCCGCGGCTGCAGGCCGTCGCGCAGCCGGCAGAACTCGAAGAACAGGTCCTCGTTCTTCTGCTTGGCCCCGTGGGCGTACTGGCGCTCCTCGCCCCATCCCCGCTCGCGCTTGCCCGCGGTCGAGAACGCCTGGCACGGCGGCGAGCCGTCGAACAGGTCCAGCTCGCCGACCTTCAGCTTCGCGGCCTTCAGGATCTCCGCGGCCTCGATCTCGCGCACGTCGCGGCCGTCCAGCACGGTCCCCGCCGCCATGTTGGCCCGGTAGCTCTCCTGGGCGACCGGCACGAACTCGTTCGCCCAGACCACGCGGAAGCCCGCCATCCGGTAGCCGAGGCTCGAGCCGCCGCAGCCCGCGAAGGTGGTCGCGACCGTCATCCCGTTCCAGGGCATCGCCGCGATCTCCGAGACCAGCGGCACGCGGTACTCCGGCTTGCCGCCGTCGAACAACTGCTTCTCCCCGCGCCTGGGCGCGGTCGGCGATTTGGGAATCATGCTCTCACCCGTTTCCTCGATCCAATACTCGCCAGCGAAGGCGTCGCCGGTCCCCTGCGCGCATATCGTGAACGACGGATGCAAGTCGAGCGACCGGCGTTTGATCGCTCCCGTCCGCCCGTCGCGTTGGCAGAACCACGCGGTCATTCGTCGTCCGTCGCCTTGCCCGGCGCGGCGGAGCCCGACCACTTGTACCCGCACTTCGGGCAGCAGAACGCCGTCGGGATGTCCTCCCCGAACGCCGGGAACTCGCCGGGCGGCCCCGGCAGCGTCTCGAACTGCACGAGCTGGGTGTCGCCGAAGCCGAGCAGCTTCACGTCGAAGCCGTCCGCCCGCAGCGCGCCGATCTGGCCGCGCAGGAGGTCGCGGTCCCAGCCCGAGAGCAGGGCGACCTGGTTGTCCTGGATCCGCATCGCGGTCTTGTCGGCCTCCGACAGGCCGGTCCGGCGCGTGACCGGGAACTCGCGCAGCCCGGCGAGCGTCGCGGCGAGGAGCCGCCCGTGGCCCTTGAGGATCACGCCGTCCTCGTCGACGACGATGTCCTGGTCGGGGCCGTACCGCTTGATCAGCTCGGCGAGGAGCGCGACCTGGGCCGGCGGGTGGGTCCGCGGATTGTCAGGCCAGGGGTAGATCTTCGAGAGCGGGAGCGAGACCCGCTCCATCCGCGGCGGAGCCTCGCCGGCGCGTTTTTTGGCCCGGCCCCTCCCGTTCCTCCGCTTCCGCCCCGGAATCGAACCGGCGGCCTGTTTCTCGGTCACGGCTTTCCTCCCTCATCGGCGCCCAAAGGTGCAGTTTTCCCCGGACGATCTGCCCGCGCTCCCAGCCCGCCATCAGGTAGCAGTATCCGGGATTCGCGGACTTGACCTTCGCAACCTCGACCTCGGTCCGCAACCGCTCGGGCGGGACCGTCCCGTACCTCCGCGCCCATTGCCGATAGGTCTCCTCGACCGCCGACCGGATCAGGTCCGACGACAGCCCGGCGCCGAGGTTGCGAAACATCATGTTCCTGAAGAGGAAGCCCGGCTTGCTCGGCGGCCCTGGCTCGCGGCGCTTCAGCTCCCGGAACAGGTCGCCGTGCCTGGAGCGCCATCCGGTGAAGGCCGGGGCCGGCAGCTCGTTGCGAACGGCGGCCCACACCGCGCGGCCGCAGTCGGTCACGAGCACGATCTCCTGGCCGACGCCGGTGAAGCTCGGGGCGCCGGGCGTGCGGCGCGAGTAGTGCGGCCCGGCCTCGGCGCAGCAGCCGAGGCCGTCGACCACGTCCAGCGCGCGGCGATCGTGCCCGGAGGCCAGCGTCCAGGTCATTCGGCCGCCACGCTGGCGAACAGGCCGGCGTCCTTCTCGATGCGGCGTTGCGCCATGTCGGCGTACTCC